GTGCATATCTGCAATCATCCAGACACATTATCTGTATACTGTAAAATCCCATTTGTTCCTGAAACCAGCTGCTTATCAGATCTGGATCTATTTCAAGTGCATCCACAAATTCCAGTTCGCCTCTTTCCTCTGCTTCTTCCAGCGGGAACTTGATACGCGGCAGGTCTGCGCTGTTTTTGCAAACCCACGATTTTTGCTTCCATACAAATTTTCCATTTGATTTTGTCAACACACCTGCACTTGCGAAATCGTTGATCTTAGTATAGTCCAAGCCGCCAACTGCCATCGCCCGCGGAACTGGCAAATACTCCTGATTTGTTGCTACAATGTTTTCCCATGAAGTAACCTCTACTTCCCGGTTTCCCTGCCGCCAGTTCATGCGCTTTGTCATAAAATCGCTTGCACTGCTTCGGTTTTCACACCAGTCTATATATTCTTTTTGTATTTCATAAATGAGATTCGGGAGATATTGCAGTGAAGGATTCGCTTTATGCCAGTTTTCTTCATTATGCACTTCCTCTTCTTTATCAATTACGCAGCAGAATGGAAGAAGTCCGTTATCTTTCGCATTGTCATTCAGTATACGGTTTGATTTTTCAATCAGGTCATCAAGTACCCCGTCAGAAATATCACCGTTTGTTGTTATATATGTGCGCCTCGGATGTGCTTTCTTTCCCAGTGCTGTTGTAAACACTTTGATATTATCATAGCTTTCATATGCATGAACTTCATCAAAATCGACTTTCCCACTCCGCAATCCATCTTTAGATTTGGCGTTGTTAGTACGAAACTTTACACTTGAACGATTCTTTTTTCCTGTGATAATTTCTTTGTTCCAGTAAAAATGTTTTTTAAGAATTTTCTTATATTCCTGATTTGTTGGATTTTCCAAAATATTGTAAATGTCATTGAAAGATATTTTTGCCTGTTCTTCCACGGTTGCACATATGTCAATATCATATTCCCTTACGCTGTTATAAGGAGATATAAGGCAGAAATCCTCAAATGCCAGATATCCGTTTTTTCCAGATCCACGCCCGACAAATATAAGCAGGTCAGGGAAGCGTGGCAGCCCATTCTTTAAATACACACAGCAATGAAGTGTAAATACAAATTTTTCCCATGGAAACAGTTTGAAACGAAAATATTTTTCAAGCTTCATATTCCCATGGAAACAGTTTGAAACTAAAATATTTTTCAAGCTTCATATAATTGTGAAGCTGGTCTGTATCTATAAAAAGCTCCTCTTCTTTAAAAACTTTTTTGACAAATTTAATCAGTTTCTTTTGCAGTTCACAAACTTTTTTGCGACCACCCTGCCCGGCTTTTTCGACCAGTTCCACATAATCATTTATTTCTGGTATGTGTTTATAAGTCGTCGTTGTAATCACCGCCCAGTGATGGTTTTGCTTTCAGTCCCAGTTCAGATAACAGCTTCAGCATTTGTGCATTCGTCTTATTGAACATTTCAATAGATTCATTCTTTTTGACACCGCTCTGCCCGCCGCCATTGTTATAAGGTACAATAACGCCGCGTTTTTGGATATCCTCTGTTAAAAGTATCTTGGTAACATACATGGACATATAATCATTTACCAAGTCATCATAAAATTTTCCTACTGTATCATTATCCTGTAGTTGTTTTTTCAAGTCATTTTTAATTTCACGGAACACCTTTGATCTTATTATCGCTGTTACTTCCGGTCTCTGTTCTGGTTTCCTTGCTGCCATGTATACCACCCCCTCATGCGCGCGCGTAATTTTTGGTTTGTCTACCCCCTTACCCGTTTCCCATATGAAACATTTTTTTGATTTTTTTTGACCGGGGGGACTGTTACCATCGTTCTTCATTTATAAATTTATTCTTTCTAATCTTTATTCCTTTTTTGTGCTGGGCATTATGACAGTTCTCACATAAAGGAACAAGATTTTTATATTCCATGCCATTATATGTATATGTTTTAGACATCGCCAGACGTGGATGCCTGTAAACCCACTGAACATGGTGGACACTCCGCGCAGATGTATGGATTCCACGTGCTTTACAATACTGGCATTCATAATTGTTTTCCTTCATGATCTGTTCTGACAGTTTACGCCACTCACTCCATTTATAAAACTTATATAGTTTTCCTTCATCTATAAGCTGTTTGATCCATTCCTCTAACTGATCCTGATTCCGCGTCATATTCCCTCCTGTCTGGCTGCTATCAGTACTGCTGCCAAGGCTGGAAGCGTAACAGGAAAAAATACTCCCACCAGCATAGCTTTGATCATCAGGCTGTTCTTCAATTTATTGATCATCTTTCTGTTATGACTCTTATCATCAACTGGTACCCTTTTAAATTCTTTTACTATTCTGCAATACACATATACAGATATAAATATTGCAATATCCATATAGATGAATAAACTTAACACCAGAATTAAATCCATAAAATATTGTCCTCCGTTTATACAAAAAACAACAGCGCTACGACTGCTGCCATAACGCTGTTTATTACAATATATTTTGCAGATATGGCAACCTTCTATAAATTAGATTACCATAATAAAGCGAGAAAAAAGAGAAAGTTAATTCTTGTTGGAACTTTTATCTTTTAAATATTTTGTTACCAATTTTTCAGGATATGTTCTGTCACAATACATTACTCTTGATATCTTATACCACGTATATCCATCCACATATCTGTACTGCATAATACGCCGAATCCTGCTGTCAGTAACAGAATTAATATATTCTGTGATTTCTTTTATTAAGTCCGATACCATACTTTTTCTTTCTTCCAAAAGCTCTGTGTCTTGCGAAGGATATCCTGCGCTTTTTCGATTTAACCTGTTTTCAAGCTCTCTGATTTCCTTTTTCAAGCTTATCAGCTGTTCCAGTTTTTCCTTCGTCAACTTGTTTCTCTCCTCTCTCTAACTATACAGCCTCCACATAATTGTGAAATATCTGTTCCACATATTTGTCCCCTTTATATGTATAGTGACGATCAGTGACATTCCTAGGCGCATGTCCAAGATATTCTCCTGCTGCGTCCACACTACCGCCACGTTTACAAATGTTAGTTGCAGTAGTCTTGCGGAATAGATGTGGATAGACTCGCCTGTCCATTCCTGCCCTTCTGGCAATATCCCGAATAGCAGAATATACGCCGTCCACATCCAGTGCTTTTGTCTTATCTCCCCTGATATGTGTAAACAATGGTTCTCTGCTGCTATCTAACACTCCTCTTTCATTTAGATATTCCCGAACATAATGTATTGCCACATCGTCCAAGAAAACAGTCCTATACTTTTGTGTTTTTTCTCCGAATATCACAATCTTGCCGCTCCTGAAATCTATATCGCTTATCTTAACAAGAGGCACTTCACCGCGTCGCATTGCTGTTGAACGCATAAACTCTATTAATGCCCTATCCCGTTTGCGTATACATCCAAGTTTAAGTTTTTCTACATCAGTAGCCTCCATGTGGTCAATTGGTTTTTCAATAACTGTATACGGCTCTATTCCGTCACATGGATTTTCACTAATAATTTTTTCTTTCCTCATCCATGTGAAAAAAGCTGAAAGATTGCGTCTCAAATTATTTAATGACGCATTCGTATTAGTAGGCTGTTTCGTCAAAAGATAAAACTCAACGTCTGATTCACTTATCTTATTAAGCGGCTTATTTATAAGTGATATAAATTCATTCAATGTATTCTTGTAAAACTCAGCAGTTTTTGGACTTAATTTTGGCGCTTTCTTTGTATCAAACAGATTTACTATATACTGGTTTGTATCATCTAGTGTCGCTGGAAGCGTAGTTGTTTCTGTCATTTCCACATTCTGCACTGCTTTCACAATAACTGCATCAAGAATCGCCATTGTGCATGTATCCAGATGCATTTTCATTCCAACAAGTATATCATTTCTTACTCTTTCTTTCGTATTCATAGCCTCTCCTCCTGTTGTTTAGTAAAAAATTGGTACTTGCCTAAGAATCGTTAAAGTGCTATACTTTCCTTAGACGTTTGGTTATAAGTGGTAGTTTACTTTGGTCGGTTGCTGCCACTTATTTTTTTGATATTCAGTTTTAAGTTCACAGAACTGCTGCCGTAGCTACAGATCTGAAAATTCTTTATTCAGCTTTTCAATTTTTTTCTCAATTGTTTCTATATCGCTACATATTCCACGATATGCAGCGTGTGCTGATACTTCGACAACATCACTATCTCTCCCATTTCGTTGCATTGATCTTATTGTAAATGTATGAGTGACCTTCTTTGCGATATCCATATTCTCAAAGCAAATCTCTTTCATTTTCTCAAGATGTTCTTTTTTTTCTCCAAAGACCATCTTTTAATGTTTTCAATTCAACCCCTCGTTCCAATTGCTTGTTTGTCACTTTCTTACCTCCTAAATAAATCTCAGTTTAGATTACCAATACATTTACTAATATCTGACACCATAAAATCGCATATCCCATTACCATATCTGTCAGATAATGTAATAATTCCATACTTGCAGTCAAGCTTGAATCCTGTATTATCCATTGCCGTTATGCTCCATTCTGCCTCATCCTTGCACCATGCTTCATATGGTATAGTAAATGTTTTCTCCATAACCCCTCCTAAATCCTTATTTATCAATACGCTCTTAAATAATGCCAGATTTCTTTTGTCAGTTCTGTCTGCCCCTGGCATTTTTCCAGTTCCTTTACCGCATCTTCCAAGATATATCTGAGATGTTCCACATTCTCCGGGCTATAGCCTGTATCTTCATAATCCTTTAATTTGCACAATGCTCCTGTTAATCGCTGTTGTATATTTTTCGTAATTACCTGCCCTTCACACAAAGATTCCCATAGTACACCTTTCAGTGACCAATACCCCTGACTGTCCTTCGCTGTAAGTCTTGGGTTTTCTTTTTTCTTATCTTCGCTTTTTAATATCTGGTATTCGCAGTTACCTTCCTCTTTCATACAATGCTCTATTCCTTCGAAATCTTTCTGGTACGGACAGGGTAATTCAGTCATGCATCCCAAAATCATATTATCGCCTCCAAATCCTTATTTACATATAATCAAATAAATTCATTTGTGCTGCTTCTGCTTCGTATCGCCTTGTTGATAAATCAAACATATACTTATCCTTTTCAAAAGCCACAAACTGTAATCCTGCTTCATGATATGCAATCAAACTGCTCGCACTGCCTGTATGGGTATCAAGCACTTTCCAGTCTTTTTCTATGTATTTTTGTACAATCCACCGATAGAGATTTACAGGCTTCTGTGTTGGGTGTATGCGCTTCTCATTCAGTTTTTTATTGCCTTGCTGAATATATCCCTCCGTTATTGATTTCCCTTGCATCATGCCATTCCACATATACCGAAAAATCCGAACAGAATCATGCATACTGCAATAAGCAATCTCACAATCCGAAAAACCACTTTCGCCGTTACACTTATCCCAGACAATACGCCCAGAACCAAAAGAATAATCAAAATAGTTGCATCCCCATATAATCTGGTTCTTTGACACTCTGGCCAGTTCCTCAAAGTATGCTTTGTCCGGCACATTCCATTTATCAGATGGTTTATAATGCCGCTGCACTCCGATAGGACTTACCGCACGCCCATAATAATTTCGCTTTTCTGGACCGCTAAAATATGGCGGATCTACCACAGCTATATCAAAATGCTTATCAGGAAATAGTTTCATTCCATCCATGCAGTCCATATTGTAATATCCAAAATCAAGCATCTAACACCTCAAATATTTATTTACATAATATACAAATGCATGGTCATTCTTTTATCAGGTCAGTATTGTCGAAAATGTTGCCGAAAACTTCCCACTCTGAACTACATTTTAAATAAAAAATAGGTGTCATTATTTCTTTTTGCCGGATTGCTCCGCTTATCCATTCTGCATAATCTTCTCTGATTACTGCAATTCCGTCTTTATCTTCGGGGTTATAATATTTGCAAATATCCCCCTCAAAAATCTTCCTGCCGTTCTTGTCGGTCAAGCCTGTGTACTGGCAGACGGTTTCTGAAATAAAATCATATGTAACTGTTCCAGAGTGCATTTCACCTAACGGGCAGCAGCTTTCTACCCATTTACCATCAATTACTCTCTTCCCTCTGAATAAAATCTCTCTCATTTCTTCAATCTCCCTAAATCCTTATTGTTTCATTTTAAGAAATCCCTTATTATATCTTCCAGCATATCACGGTCTTTGTATGTAATAGCCGCAACAATGTCCTCTCCTGCCTGTACAATAGCATCAATAATTTGTTCTATTGTATACTTTTCTTCCTCCTGCCGATCGTCAGAGCTGTTTTTTAACCGTTCCCATTTACCTGCTACAATCGTGCTATTTTCCTGATCATAGACCAATATCATTATCTCGCCGCAATATAGGCACGTCACGATACCTGCATCAATTTTCGCACTTTGAAACATTGACTTGCAGACACACTGCTCTTTCCGGCAGTGCGGGCAGACTATCTTATATATTTTTCCTTCGTCCATTTTTACCTCTCATCTTGTTTGCTGCTTTTCTTTCTCCATCTACTACACTTTTCCTGTCTTATCATTTCAAAATAAGGCGACTGAGTAATAACCTTATTCATGATCAATTCTCCAATAGATACACCTCTGCGCCGTCCTTTTTTATCCTCCAAAATGCACATTGATGGATATTTTGCAACAACTATATATTTCATTCTCCGACATGCCGCCCTCTCTTCGTCGGGCTTTTCTTTTATTTCAACTTTCATGTTAATTTTTAATTCATCATAGGTCACGTTTATTCCCCCATTACTCCAATCGGTTTCCGCATCTATCCTGTTGATAATACACCCCCCTGAACAATCTCAAACAGGTGCGCTTTTTTATTTTCTTTTTCCTATTTTCCCGGAACAAATATTTATGTATTGCCTTAAATATCCTCACAGGCATCACTCTCCTTCTGTGTCAGTAAATTAATTTTAAGCAATTCCAGCGCATCCAGCATACAGTTATATACACCTACTACATGCGGCACCCTGTCTTTACCACTTGCCAGCATGTTCAGATAGCCATTGTATTTTTTTATTTGATTTTCTATCAATTCCAAGTCGTATCCACCTCTGAATTTTGCTTGTGTTTTTTCTAATTCTGCCCCCTGCTGCAATACGCCTACACAGGCGTCAGATTCTGTCACATTTTCTGCCGATGGAACAGAATTATTCTCTACATTCTCAAATGTGTCAGAATCTGACACATTTAAGTTTTCTTTACTCTTACTTCCTTTCAGCTCTTTTTCTTCTGCTGCTATACATTTAACAGGTTCTGCAATTTCTGATTCAGATTTATCTTTAACCGTTTTCACATCACAATCTTTCTGTTTTTCCTCAAATGTGTCAGATTCTGACACATCTTCCTTTGAGATATCTGTAATACTCATCTGCCTCTTTATAGCTCTGCTGCCAGCAATTCTTTTGACATCTTCCTCCGTGAAGCTGCCATTCTTCACTATGACCTGCATCAACTGTTTTTGTTCACCCGCTTCAAGCTTTGCTGCTTCATAAGCCAGTGAAACGCCAATGCTTCCAGCCTTGAACACCTTCATTAACTCTGCATCCAGCCTTGTGCCGATTGTGTTATAAATGCCGATCTGCGTCTGTGATACTCCAAAATAGTCTGCTTCAATATCGCGCGTCCTGCCGTCTATGTTCTGACGCTTTTTCAATTTCGGGATGATCTCCTTTAATTTCATATGTTCCATGACTTTTTCCCAGTCAGTCTTGTTTCTTTGAGAATTGTTCATCAAAACAAGAAGTGCATCCTCTGTATCAGCGTCCATTGATTTTTTGATGACTGCCGGAACTAATTCAAATTCTTTGTGCCCCTCCTGCACAAGTTCCAGACATGCCTTGTGCCGCCTATGTCCGTCCAAAGCCAAATATTTGTATTCTGCATTTCCTTCCATGCACATAAGGACAAGATTCTGCTGTACACCGCCAAGCGCAAAGATGCTGTCTTTCAATTTTTCAATCTCACTTAGTTCATATTCATTTTTAGGATTGGGCTTTATGTCAAAAACATTTACTTTTTCATACGCGTCAGACTCAGACACCTGCTGCCGGGCATCCTCCATATAATCCCGGATGGAAAACGCTTTAGCCATTGGGCAGCCCCCTCTCATACTCTGCTGCAAACTCCTTATAGCTTTTCGCCGCACCGCACCGCGGTGAAAATTCTGCAAGCGGAATCCCCGCAAACGTACCTTTACTGACAATCGGCGTCCATTTAATCTTTGCGTGAAATACTTTGCCGAATTTTTCGCGTAATATATCAGTACCCTCATTGCAAAGATCTGTGTTCCTGTAAGAAGTCACCAGACAGCCTGCAAAATTCAGATCATGGTTCAGCCATCTTTTGACCTCATCAATCTTCTCCATTATTTCCGCAATCCCATAGAATGTGAATTTGTCAATGACAACTGGGATAATCACATCATTACTCGCAACAAGTGCATTCACAACTGCTATATTCACATCAGGCGCACAGTCAATTATACAGTAATCATACTCATTACCCACCGTTTCAAGAGCATCTTTAAGTCTTGCAGAAGCTGGTCTGATCTTGTCCTGATCAATCTGCTTCGCCGCATTAATCAAAGACATATCCGCGGGCAATACTTCGAGCGTCGGCGCCATTTTGTCTGTATTACTGTAATTTGTGAGATAAACGGCGCCTTTGATATCAGCATCTCCGGTGAGTACATCTGACAGGCTGTTTTTGTTCTTGCAGTTACAGCTAAAAAACCTGCTTGCATTACCCTGTTTATCACAATCAACCAACAGCACTCTCCTGCCGCGCCGCACCAGCTCATACGACAGGTTGATGCTGGTCACTGTCTTACCCACACCGCCCTTTAAATTTATAATGCTTACTATCCTCATAACCTCTAATCCTCCTAGTATTTACTCTGTCTCCTGCACTTTCACAAGAGCTTTATCATGATGTTAAATACTTTTCACATACAAAATACTTTCCAACACAGTAATTACTGTGCTTTACCATACTTTTTCAGCAATGCTTCATGTGCCCAGCCAGTATAAAGATGTTCCTTAGTTAAAACAGCATTCATGATATGCCTGCATGTCCTGTCTGCTACTTCATGCCACAAATCCGCGTTTGACACCATCTGCCCCCGCGCAGTATGAAAACCGTTCTTTATCCACGTATCCAGATTCCCGCAGTTAAATGCACCAGCAACAACCGATGAATCAGTATAAACTGTTATCTCTGCGGGTTTAGTAAAATGCCCTAATGCCGACCGGAGAGCATATAGGTTTATCCGGTTTACAGTTACATCCTGTTCTACGCCAAATTCCCCACATGTCGCATCTCCTCTGCTGGTACCTGCACAGATAACATAGACATATGCCGCCCTCCCTGCTTTCAGAGAAGCCATGTTGTGTGTTATATAAATATCAACATGTTTCACTGTCCATTCCTCCTTCAAACGGCGTCCTGCCACAATCAACAAACTTGTCATAGCTGTCAACATACTGCATCAGCCTGCCCTTACGATCCAACGCCTTCTTTGACCGCACTGGTACTTCGGGAAAATGCAAAACCAGACACATGTCATTAATACGATCAACTGTTGCCGGATGAATCGGCAGCTCTGCCAGTTTAAAATTGCTTGTTATGATGCACTGCCTATTCGCTTTATACCGCTCATTAATCAACTCATGAAGAACCCCCTGCCCCCATTCTGTAATCTTGGAAACTCCAAGATCGTCCAGAACCAGCAGATCTGCATCCCAATACTTCCGAACATTCACCACAGACAGTTCATTTTTACGTCTGCTATCATAAGACTTCTGTACATCTGACAAAAGATCTTCGACTTTCGCGAACCTGACAGGCATATTATATTTTGCACAGATGCTGCTGCATACTGCGCTTGCCGCCATTGTCTTTCCACTGCCCTTTGCATTGGAATAAATATACAAACCAATGCCTTCATCCCGCCATCTGTGGAAATTTTTCAGAATATCGTCTTTTTTATCTTTGTCATACGCCTTATCGTACACCTTATAGGTATCCCACGGGAATTTACGAATATCGAGCTCCCGGTACTCGGCTATAATTCCTGCCATGTCTTTTAGCATATCTGTCCTGCAATATGGACAGTAAACAACAGTGCTTATTTTTCCATTTGCAGGTTTCAGTGAGTCTGATGGATACAAGTCTATATGCCCCATATCCTTGCAGTGAGAACACTTATAGACTGGCGGATTATATCCTGCTGCCCCTGCGCGATGATCTTCCCATTTTCGACGGTACGCCTCCATAAGTTCCTCCAAGTCAAATTCTGCCATTTTTCCTCACCCGATCGTAAATGCATCATAAAGCTCGGACATCTTCTGTGTGATGCCGTTTGTATTTTCATCCGCTGGTGTGTTTCTCTGGTTCAAATAACTTTCGAAATGTGACGGTCTAAAAAGTGTTTCCGGTCTGAGAAACTTACACCAGTAATTGTCATTACTCCATTCAGCGTGCTTCTTGTCAATAACCTTACGGAAATCCTCTACTGTGAATCCATCGTTAAGCCGTGCATTAATCATTTCCGCAGTAGCTTTACTTTGATATTTATAATTTGTACCGCATACATGGTTGAAATACTCTACTATCTGCCGCACTTCCTCTGGATGTGTTTTAGATTTTTTCTTATTGGTTTTTTTTGATGTACACTCTGGGAGACTAACTGGTGCATCGTCGGGCTTGCCCGACAATATATATTTATCTCTGCATGTATCCTCTGTTGTATCCTCTGTTGTATTCTCTGTAGTATCCTCTGGTATTGGGTACTCGCCAGCGATTAACGATTGTTCACCAGCAGGTAACGATTTACCGCCAGCGATTAACGATTGTTCACCAGCAGGTAACGATTGACCGCCAGCGATTAACGATTGTTCACCAGCAGGTAACGATTGACCGCCAGCGATTAACGATTGTTCATTATCAGTTAACGCT